GGCAATCAGCGCCACAGCGGTGGAGGAGTGGCGCTCCGCGCTGCGGGCCCAGGGCAACCGGCCGGCCACCATCAACCGGAAGGTCTCCGCCCTCAAAGCGATGTTCAGCGATGCCCATCTGCACGGACGCATCACCACCAGGCCGGCGATGCCCAAGCAGCTGAGGGCCGGCGGTGACAAGGACAGAGTGATGAGCGACCGCGAACGGGACCAGTTCTGCGAGCACTTCCAGGCGATCGAGGAGCCCGCCGCGGCCCTTGTGCTGGTGTTCCTGCTGGAATCGTGCGCCCGCTGGGGAGAGGTGGAGAGGCTGCGCTGGAGCGATGTGGATTTCCAGCGGAGCAGGGTGACCTTCTGGAAGACGAAGAACCGCCATCCCCGCACCGTGCCTCTGACCGCCCGGGCCATGGATGCAGTGAAGGCGGCCGGTGTGCCGGTGCCCAGCGCCAGGGTGTTCCCCTATTCCTACGACCGCTACCGCCGCCTGTTCGATCGAGCCAAGGAGCACATGGGCCTCGCGCACGACCCGAGCCTGACCATCCACACCACCCGGCACACGTGTGCCTCGAAGCTGGCGAGCCGGGGGATCTCGTTGGTGCAGTTGATGACCTTCGGGGGCTGGAGCTCCCTGGCTGCCGTGAAGCGCTACCTGCACCTCTCCACCGATGCCCTCTCGGCATGCGTGGAAGCGCTGGAGGCAGGGTGATGGAAGACCCAACATCCAGGGCGGCCGATGAGATGGCAACGGCTGTGGCCAGAGCTGAAGACGCTGCGGTCCGCTCGATCCTTGATTCGTTCCATGGTCCCAACAACTGGACGATGGAAGAGGCGTTGACTCATCTTCGACGCGCCTACAACCCTTATGTTCGAGGCAATTTTCAGCATGGTCGCCGCTGGTTCCTCTTCTGGGATGAAATCTGTTTGGCAGAGGTAAAAACCGTCATCGAAACGCATAAAGATGGACCGAACCTCAAAATGGTGGCCACCACAACGGTGAAATCAACGATTGCGAGAAGCATGCCGATGCCCGGCAGGGAGGCCTCCTGATGGCCTGGACCACCTGGCGAAACCACTGCCGCCCGATCATCGCCGAGGTGATCCAGCGGGTCGGCACCGAAGATCCCAAGGCCCTGAGGAAGGCGCTGCTGGAGGCATACCCCTATGGCCAGCGCAGCATGCACCCCTACAAGATATGGCGCGACGAGATCCGGCGCCAACTGAACCCGCCGGCAACCACCTACCGCCGGCCCCGTGTGCCGGCTGTGCCACAGGAGGCCCCGGGCCAGCTCTCGCTGCTGGAGAGCGGATAACCTGCTCCCCGCCGGGTCGGTCCTACCCGTAAGGCTGGACGCGGTGGCCGCTGTTGCGTAGGCGGCGGCCTGAAACCGTATCGGAGGCCCGGTTTCATTCCAGGCAAGGGGGTCGGCTCACATCTGAGCTGACCCCCTTGCTGCTGTTTTGGGTCCGTGCAGATCTGCGCAGACCCCCAGTGCTTGACGCGTTGCGGGCTGGTGTGCTTATGCTGCAGACGTCAGGCAGCGATGCCCGGCGCCCTACAGCAGAAACAACCATGAACGCCTCAGGCCTCAGCGTCCGCACGTGGAATGACGCACCCATCAGCCGCCGCGACAGCGACGGTTACGCCGATGCCACGACCATGTGCCAGGCCAATGGCAAACGGTGGCACAACTACGAACGGCTCGACACCTCCGCCGCTTACCTCCAGGCCCTGGCCGACTCCCTCGGCATCCCCGCCGATCGGCTGGTGCTCACCACCACCACCGGCCCCAACCGTTTCCGTGGCACCTGGATCCATCCACGTCTCGCCGTGGACCTGGCCCGCTGGATCTCACCGCAGTTCGCGGTGTGGATGGATGGCTGGTTCCTCGAAGAGCTGGAGGCCAAAGCCAAGCCCAGCCCGTCGCGGCCCTTCATGGTGCTGCCGGGCGAAGACGTGTCGGAGGTGATCAGCGTTCTCTGCGCCGATCTCAGCAGGGAGTCCGAACGGCTGGCGGCCATGACTGGATGGCCAACGCGGGGATCCCTGGCCACAGCGGCCGAGTGCCTGGCCCTGATCAGGAGGCGAGCGGCCGTGATCCAAAGCCTGCTGTCCATCGTTCAGCCGATGGGCCGAGGTGGCGCCATGCCGTCCGCCGTGGTGGTCCTGCAGACCCCGTAATGTGGATGCGTCCACCCGTTCTCTGGTTGCCGTTTTTTGCTGCCGACTTGCTGCTTTCCCAAGCAGCAGAAGCAGCAGCCGAAAAACCGAGAACCCAGGCCAGGACTAACCGGGGGCATGGCGGAATGGTATACGCAGCGGACTTAAAAACCGCTGCCCACCCTTACGACCCTGCAGAACAGTTCCCGTGACTGGGGCGAGGATAGGGGGACTCACCTCTACAGGGTCCCGGTGGATTTTCTGCCGAACGGCCCTGTTCCTGCAGCATGAATCCGCCAAGCAGCAAATCCACCACGGTGGACAGGGACCTCCAGCAGCGGCTGGAATGGCAGGAAGCCACCAACGCCGAGCAACGAGCGCTGGTGATGCGGCAGGCGCTTCGCCGGTATCGGCGGGAAAGCTGCACCGAATACGGAACCGCCCTGTTTCAGCAGTTCGCTGATCCCGTCAGCCGAGAGATCGAGGCGATTCTTTATCGCTGGGGCGAGAACCCCCAGCTGGGTGGCCCTGGTTATGGGGCTCTGCCGCTGGTGGCCGCCCTCGGCAGCCCGCAACGCATCGCGGCGGTGGCCCTGGTCACGATCCTTGACCGCCTCTCCCACGCCGTCAGCTTCCAGGGGCTCGCCTTGTCCATCGGTGTGGCCGTGGATGCCGAGGTGAAGGCCGGCGAGATTGGCAAGCGATCCCCGGCCAGCCTGGATCGACTGCTTGAGAGGACCACAGCGGAGAAGCGCAAAGCGGTGCTGGCGATCGCCGCCCGGCCGATCGAGGGATCCAACCCGATCTGGACGCGGCTGGAGCGGGCGACGGTGGGCCTGCTGCTGCTCGAGGTGGTGCGACGCGAAACCGGGCTGGTGATTATCGACAAGAGCGACCAGCCCAACCGGCGGGCCCAGTGGCGGGTGCTGCCATCAGCCAAGGCCCTGGACTTCATCCGGCGCCACCCTCCCCGCAGTCTCCGGCCGAACCGGGGGCCGATGGTGATCGAGCCGATCCCCTGGGAGGGGCTGGTAGGCGGTGGCCACCTGGCCAACACCTCCCCGGTGGTGCAGATCCGGGCGGCGCGAGGCCACATGGCCATCAGCTACCTGTCGGGCCGGATCGGTCCGCAGCTGGCAGCCGTCAACGTCCTGCAGCGGCAGCAGCTGGAGGTAGACCCGTGGATGCTGCGGGTGCAGCGGGAGGCGTGGGACCGGAACATCCCCGGCCTGTTTCCGGTCGAGCGGGATCCTGTCCCCGATGCGGGGCCGTTCCCCACCAGCGAACCGCCGGATGTGCAGGATGCCTGGCGGCGCGACCAGGCCCGGCACCACCAGGATCTGAGGGACAACAGCTCCAAGCGGCTGGCGATCGAGCGGGCACTCCAGACAGGTGAGGCGCTGGCTGGCAGGCCGATCTATCAGGCCCATTTCCTCGACTTCCGTGGCCGGGCCTTCACCGCAAACCGGGGTCTCACGCACCAGGGCCCCGACCACCAGAAGGCACTGCTGCGGTTTGCCTCAAGCCAAAGCGTTGGAGTCGACGGGTTCGACTGGATCTTGAAGGCTGCCGCGGGGCACTGGGGTCTGACGCGCCACGAATGGAGTGCTCGGCTGGAGTGGGGCTTACAGGAAATTTGGCGGCTGAAAGCAATCGCGGACGATCCAATCGGCAACGCCGACCAATGGCGGCAAGCCAAGCAGCCTTGGCAGTTTCTGCAAATGGCCAAAGCTTGGGCGGAGCCGATCGGCAGGAGCAGCAGACACAAGGTTCCCATCCGCCTGGATCAAACCTGCTCCGGCGCCGGGATTATCGCGACCCTGCTCCGGGATCGAGCGATGGCCGAGCTCTGCAACGTCTGTGGCACCGGGCCGAACGACCTCTATTCCGTCGTGGTGAAGCGACTGCAGCAGCAGCTGGAGATCGATCTGCATTGCGGGGATGCGCGGACCCACCAGCTGGCCGCCGGCTGGCTGGAACTTGGCATCGATCGCAGCTGGGTGAAGGCCGCCGTGATGCACACACCGTTCGGCAGCACCTCCCGCACCGTGGCCGATGGCATCCGGGATCAACTGCAGCAGCGGCTGGGGCCCGTGGATGACTGGGCAGGCCGGATCTACCGGCCCAGCAGCTACCTGGAATCCAGGCTGCGGGTGGTGCTCGGCACCGAAACCGCATCCCTGATGCAGCTCCGCCGCTGGCTCTGCGATGTGGGCCGCGAGGTGGTCGGCCGCCACCAGCAACAGATCAGGTGGACCACGCCGATGGGGTGGCCCATGCAGGTAGGCCGGCCGACACCCAGTAAATCCGTGATCCGCACGCACCTCCTCGGCAAGCTCGCAGCCGTCACCTTCGAGGAGGACCCGCCGGAAGGCGAGCTGAGCGCCCGGCGGACCAACGGCAGCATCACCGCCAACCTGGTGCATTCCTTCGACGCGGCACTGGTGCATGCCGTGGCCTACAGGGCTGGAGAACAAGGTGTGCCGTTGCTGACCAACCACGACTGTTTCGCCACTGATCCGGCCAACGCCAGCTGGTTGCAGAAGACCTTGCTCGACGAGTTTCGGGCCCTCTATGCCACCGACTGGCTGGAGGCCATCGCCGAGGAGATCCGTTGCAACGCAGGGCTTAAGGCGCTGCCGCTGCCGCCACCACGGGGAGCGCTGGAGATCGGCGAGATCGGCAGTAACCCGTATCTGTTCAGCTAGGCACTAGCGCCAGCGCTAGTGGATGCCCTAGTATCCGGGAGCCCTACACCCCTGCAGAGCATGGCATCCGAAGAGCTGGTCACTCCGGCCGGCGAGGTCCTGTTTGCAAACGTCCTCAAGCCCAAGCTGATCAAGAACGATTCAGGCGAAAAGATGCAGTACGGAATCGTGCTGCTTCAAGCTGATCCCGATCAAGATTCCGGGGCAAAGGCCTTCATTGGATCTCTTCATCACGCCTTCATGGCCCACTTTGGCGGCAATGCAAAGTACGGGCCGAATGGCAAGCCGTGGAAGCGTGAAACGACCGTTGGCGACAACGGCGTCGAGACTCCTACCGGGCTTTATCGGATTACATTCGCTCGCGATACGAGAACCAGCCGTGGGACCGAGTTACCGCCCCCTATGGTGCAAGACGCCAAGGGGAACCCGTGGCCTGTTGATGTCGCGATCGGCAACGGCTCGGTTTGCAAGATTGCTTATTCCACTTACCTTTGGAACAACGAAAAAGGCGGCAAAGGTGTAACCCTGCAGCTACTTGGCGTGCGCGTTCTCAATCACGTCCCCTACTCCATGCGAGCCGTGGATCCCGGTGTCTTCGGTGCGCCCGAGGAGGGCACGGACGCCACCACCCTGGCCCCTGCTGCCGCGGATCCGTTTGGGTTCGATGCTGCCGAGGGTTTCGCCAGTACTGAAGAGGTGCCCTGGTGAGCCAAGAAATCCAGATCACGCGGTCATTCTCCGCCAAGGTCAACCTAGGCAACTACGAAAACGTGGACATCGGTTGCGCGGCCCAAGCGATTGGGCCCGAAGAACAAATGGCCGAGCAAAGCGCTTTTCTCGGAGACTTCTGCCGCGATCAAGTGCGGAAGGAGGTCGAGGCAATCAAGCGTCGCAAGGGTGGCGGCAATGCCTAAATCATCCGTGGGCAAAACAACCGTCGAAATCAACGGTGTCGATTGCACGGCAGCCTCTGATCAGCTGGCCGCCGAACAGCGGGAGCTGACCAAGGCGCAGGAGCTGACGAGCTACATGCTCAAGGAACACCTGGCCGAAGCGGCAAAGACCAGCATCGCGGGCCGCTTCACCATGGGCCTGTCGCTGACCTTCGACCGGCTGTCCGGCCGGACATCCATCAAGGCCAAGGTGGCCTATTCCCGCAGGTTCACTGACGAGCTGGAGGGCTTTGCCCAGCACCAGCAAGGCGACCTGTTCTACAACCTGGGGGAGGATGGATGAACATCCTGGCGATTGATCCAGGCCCGGTGCAATCGGCCCTTGTGCTGCTTGGCCCTGATCGCAAGATCCTTGACGCCAGCATCGAGAGCAATGAAAAGGTTGCCCATCTCTTGAGGGTCGGCCCCTGCGCCTTCGGCTTTCCCCACGTAGCAATCGAAATGATTGCCTCCTACGGGATGCCCGTGGGGGCCGAAGTTTTCGAGACCTGCTGCTGGATCGGTCGCTTCGAGGAAGCCTATGTCCACAAGGATCTGATGTCCCGCCAATTCCGCAAGGACATCAAGCTGCATTTATGCGGCAGCAACCGGGCCAGGGATTCCAATGTTCGCCAGGCATTGATCGATTACCTCGGCCCACCTGGAACCAAGAAGAACCCCGGCCCAACCTACGGGATCAAAAAGGACATGTGGGCAGCGCTTGCCCTTGCCATTTACGCCCATCACGTTCTCAATCAACCGAAATGACCACCACCGCACCACCCCCCGAAGCCGAGGCCCTGGCCACGGCGCCCAAGGCCATTGTCATCAGCCAGTTCGATGTGCTGATGGGTGACATCAAGGAAGCCAGGGAGAAGGCTGCCGAGGCAGTCTTCGATTACAGCACCAAGGCTGGCAACAAGGAAGCCCGGTCCTATGTGTTTGCCCAGCGCAAGCTCAAGAGCCGGATCGAATCGGCCCGCACCGATGCCAAGTCCTACGCATTGGCCTATGGCCGCAAGGTCGATGAGCAGGCCGGCGAACTCAAGGAGCAGGTGGAGGCGCTGATCAAGCCGCACCAGGATGCGCTTGATGCCATCACCAAGGCCGAGGCCGATCGGGTGCAGCGGCACCGGGATGTGATCAAGGTCATCACGGAAAATGGCCAGGTGCCGTTTGGCGCCAGCGCCGAGGCCCTGGCCACCAGGCTCGAAAGCGCTAAGGCCGCCGACATCGACGGACTGGAGGAGTTCAAGGAGGAGGCTGCCGCTGCCCTGCTGGAAACGATCCGCACCCTCGAAGCCGCCCACGCCAAGGCCCTGGCCGACGAGGCCGCCGCCGCCGAACTGGCCCAGCTGCGCGAGCAGCAGCGGATCCAGCAGGAGCGGGACGCCGAGGACGCGCGGCTCAAGGCACAGCAGGAAGCCATCGCCGAAGCGGCCCGCAAGGCACAGGAGGAGGCCGATGCCGCCGCGCTGCAGGCGATCCAGGAGGCCGAGCAGAAGGCGGCCGATGCCGAGGCAAGGGCCGCAGCGGCGGAGGCCAGGGCCGCCGACTCCGATGCGGTGGTTGCCCTGCTGGAGGGAGAGGCCCTGCTGGCGATTAAGCCGGCGGAGATGCCGGTGGCGATGCCCCCGGAAATCGCCATCACCTACCAGCCCCGCCCCTGCCGAAGCCTCGGGACTGGGCTGACTCGCGACGAGGAAGAGGCCATGGAAACAGGTCGGGCCCAGTGCCTCGAAGAGCTGGAGGCTGCCGTCGGCTCCATCGCAACCGAGGCCGAGGCGACAGCAGCGGTCGCCGACGCAGAGCACAAGCTGCGGCGTGAGTTGGCAGCGAGCCTGGCCAGCATCTGCACGCGCTTGGCTGTCGTCGATGCCCTGATCGCCGGCACCCTGCACCCGGCCATCACGATCGACTGGAGCAAGGTCTGATGAATTGCCCTCACTGCGGCCACTGGGGTAATCGGGTGCTCGAAACCCGCGAGAGCGCGAGCGAAAACGCCGTCCGCCGCCGCCACGCTTGCCGGGGGTGCGGCAAGTCGTTCACCACCGTCCAACGGGTCGAGGTCTACCAGGATGGCGCGTGGCAGCCGGTGGCCCTGGCCGCCGTGCCCGATCCGAAGCCGGTGGCCCCGCCGGCACCGGTCGCACCACGGAGGCGGGCCGCCAGCCCCGCCCCGGATCGGTTGCATCCGATTACTGGCGGCGAGCCCTGGCTCGCGGACATCGAGCGCGATGGCCTGCCGCCGGACCTTCTCGACAAAATGCTGACGTGGTGGAACGAAAGCCGCTGGGGCAAGCACCGGACCCAAGCCGCATGGACTCGAGTGGCATTCACTTTGTCGGCCGGTCGGGTGTGTTTTCTGTGCCAGCAGGGCCAGCACGACACGGCCCGCGCCCTGGTGGAAGCCGGCATCGAGCACGGCTGGCAGGCACTGAAGCCTGAGTACCTGCGCGGCACCACTTCAGCAGCCCCGCCGGCCGCCGCCCCCGCAGGTGACCCGGCCGCCGCGGCTATCCGGGACATGCTGGAGAAGGCTGATGCTGCTTGATCCGGAGGCCTTCACCCGTGGCTGCCGCATGATCGAGCGGCACATCAGGATCCGGGCCGAAGCAGCCTGGAGCACCGAGGACTTCAAGCTGAAGTTCATCAGCTTCAGCAGCGACTTCCCGGAGGTCAGCGCACCGCAGTTCCTCTGGGCCTGCGAGCGCTGGATCCAGGGGGCCACCGGGGAGTTCCTGCGCTTCCCGACGTGGCAGCAGCTCATGGTGCCGCTGTACCGGTGCAGCGGGGGCATGCCGATCCGAGTGTGGGGGTTCAAAGAAGACTTGCCTCGATCGCTCCGGCCAACGCACCAGCAGCTGGCCATGCTGCCGAAGGGATCGGCTTCCCTCCCGCCGGATGGCGCCGAAAACCCCGCCGCCTACAACCTGGTGGTAGGCGCCTGCGATGGGCGGCGATTGCTGCCGGCTGCTGATGCCAGCCGAGGCCTGACGGCGGAGCAGTGGCGCCAGCACCTGCGGGAACAGGCGCAGCTGAGGAAGCAGGCGAAGAGGGGGTCACGTGCTCCCTGAAGAAAGAATGCTGAAACGCCGAATTGTCCTGCAGCGCGGTCTTCTTGCTGGGTATTGGTCGGTCAAAGACTTCAATCACGACCTGCCGCCGAACACCGAGCTTTGCTTGCCCACGTGGGATTTCCTAGACGCTCACCCACGATTCGCCGACATGTTCTTCCGTGATATGGAAGCATTTCACAAACGCACAGCCGCCGATCACGTCGGCTTTGTTTCCACCATTCTTTGAAGCCATGCCTGACACCCACACAATCCTGGATGAACAGATCGGCATGGGCCGCATCATCGTGACCGCCCGCCCTGGGGCCAATCGTTATTGGCTCGTGACCTTTGTTCGCCGCAACAGCAGGGAAACGATTTTGGACGAAATTGCCGCATGGATACCCGATGGCAAATGGGCCGGGACGTATTGGCTTCCGTATCGCTCCCGGTTCGTCCCGCCCGACGTGCTGCAGCGGGTTCAGGACTGGCTGCGGGGCCGCCCGGTGCCGGCGGATGTGACGTTGTGAGCTATCAGGATGATCTTGATCTTGTCCGCTCCTGCATTGATCCCGTAAGCGCTGGCTGCCAATACCCCTGCTACCGGTGGCCAGGGGTGCCAGAGGAGTACGGCATCTATACCAGCAGGTGCCTCAATTCTTGGCCACAGTACAAAGAAAAGGCCCGGCCTCTACTGGAGGCTTTATCCCGATTGGAGCAACGACAACCATGACCGACCAACCCAGGGCCCTGGTGGATGCGGAGCTCTATCTCCGCCGCTGCACCGCCGTGTCCGAATACGAAATCGAGTGGGCGCCAGATGATTGGACCTACGTGTGCCGGCACGGCGAGGCGAAGGCCCGTTTCCAAGACTTCCTGGCATCCGTCCGTGATGCGCTGCCCGACCACCAGCTGCACCTATGCCTTGGCACTGCTGCCAGCTTCCGCTACAGCCTCTTCAGCGCCTACAAGGCGAACCGCAAGGCATCCCGCAAGCCGGCCGGTTACAGCCAGCTGATCCAGTGGGCCATCGCAGCCGGGGAGCTGCGCGGCTGGAACATCGCCATGCTCGCCGAGGTCGAGGCCGACGATGTGATGGGCATTCTCTACCGCCCGGGTGATGTGATCGTCTCGGAGGACAAGGACATGCTGGGGATCCCCGGCCGGCACCTTCGAGGCACCGAGTTCGTGGAGGTTTCCGAGCACCAGGCCGATCTGAATGTGTTCTCGCAGGCGCTGATCGGCGACACCACGGACAACTACCCCGGCTGCCCTGGTATCGGCAAGGTGAAGGCGGAGGTCATCCTGGCCGGGCAGTCCGACGAGGCGGCGATGTGGGCGGCCGTGCTGAAGGCCTTTGAGAAGGCGGGCCTCACCCGACGGGACGCCATCACCCAGGTGCGCCTAGCTCGCATTCTGCGAGCTAGTGAATACGACCCGGACCGGAAGTTGCCGATCCTGTGGAACCCACCTGACGCGGAGGAGCGGTGATGTCCGGCACCATCCGCGCCTACTCATGTCGCCCATTTGGGGCTGAATGGCACCTAGTCGTGTTTGCCGCCACTGCCAATCGTGCCCGCTTGCTGGCTTTCCGCGCAGGGCCGAGCGGTGAAGATGACAACTACATCGATTGGCGCGCCCGCCGACTACCGGAAGCTGACGGCCTCTATGCCAGCGAAGCTGCGTGGGTCCATGCCGACGATGCGCCGGAGTCGGTGCGAAAAAGGGTTGCGGGCCTTTGGTCCGATGACTAACCCCACCTGACGGCACCCCGTAGCATGGGGCAAACTCTGCAGCCGTGTAATGCCGAAGCCCATCAATGCGGAGGAACTGGTCGAGCAGGCTGAAGCGCTGTGGCCCGACATCGCCCCGCACCCAGAGGCCACGGACCGCGAGATCCAGCAGCAGATCGGCGCGGTTCAGGTGGTCCGATGGCTGCGTATCGAGCTGCTGACCAGCGACGCCGATGCGCCCACGGTCTACCCGCCCTCCTTCGATACCGGGAGGGACTGAGCCATGTGCGCGGGCGGCGGGGGATCCCGGTCAACCATCTACGCGCCCGACACCAGGGCTTACGACGCAATGGCGAGCCAGCAGCTCGGCCTGATGCAGCAGGCGCAAAGCTCTGATGTGCTGGCCAAACAGCGCCAGCTGGATGCCCTGGTGCGTGACCGGATCGCACTGCAGACCCAGGAGCAGGCGGTGGCCACGGCCCGCGCCAACAACACGACCGCCCAAGCAGCCAGGCTCGCGGCACTGGTCGGCGCACCGCCACCAGAGAAGCCGGCTGCGGCCCCGGTGATCGGCAGCGACCGCACTGGCGAGAAGCGGCCGACCGGTAAGGCGGCGCTGCGAATCGATCGAGCGGCCGCAACGATTGCCGCCGGCCCTGGCGCCGGACTCAACATCACCACGGGGTACTGATCATGTGTTCAGGGAGAAGGGCGCGGGCACCGCAAATCGTCTACCAGGGCCCCAGCCAGGCCCAGATCGACGCGCAGAGCCAGCAGATGGAAGCGGCCCGGCGGCAGGCGGAGGAGGCCAGCCTGCGGATGCAGTCCCAGCTGGACCAGCAGATCGCCGCTGCCAATGCCGAGAGCGAGCGGTCCCGTGCCTCGCTGGCAGAGCAGACCGCCGCCATGGCCACGGAAGCGGCGGCCGTGGTGGCGCAAGCAGCGCCCTATGCCACCGCCACCACCTACGCGGCGCCCGCCGCTGGGCTCGCCCTGACCACTGATCCAGCCCAGCAGCAGAAGAAGAAGAAGCCGGCGTCCGGGCTCACGATTGCGCCGGCTGGCGCGGCGGCAGCGGCCGGCGCTGGCCTCAACATCGGCACCTGAAATGGACACCACTCAGGGCCCAGCGGAACAGCTCTACGAGAAGCTCCGATCCGATCGTGATCTCTGGTTGTCGCGTGCCCGGCGGTCCTGCCGGCTGACGCTGCCCTGGCTGGTGCCGGCCGCCAATGACCCGGACCAGGGGCAACCCGAGACCTACCCGCTGCCTTGGAATGGCATCGGCCAGGAAGGTCACCAGCACCTCGCCAGCCGCTGGCTGCTGGCGGTAATGCCGGCCTCCGAGTCGTTCTTTAAGTACACGATTGACGAGCGGGAGCGGGCCACTCTGATTAGCGATGCCCGGCAGGCCGGAACGGCCGAGGATGAAATCGCCAGGTCCATGGTGGAGTTCGACCGCAGCCTGCTAGCGATGGAGCAGGCGGTGCTCCGCGAGATCAACAGCACCGCCGATCGCGCCGTGGTGCTGGAGGCGATGGTCCATTTGATCGGCCCCGGCAACGTCGTTCTCTATGACGACGAGGAGGATGGGCTCACCTGTTACCACCTGAACCGCTACTGCATCAGGCGGGATCCGATGGGCCGGCCGCTGGAGCTGGTGATCTGCGAGAGCTTCACCGAGGACAGCCTGCCGAATGCGGTGGCTCAGCACCTGGGCCTCCTCGAGGACGAGGGGAGCGAGGGCTACAGCCCCGATCCGTTAGCCCCCAACAAGGTGCTGGACGAGGAGGAGGTGATCAAGGTTTACACCCACGTGGAATGGGACTACAGGGCGAAGAAGGTCAAATGGTGCCAGGAATGCAAAGGGCAGGAGATCGAGGGGCAAGAGAAGGAAGTCGGCCTTGAGATTTCCCCCTGGATGCCGCTGCGGGCAACGAGGATCGACAGCTGCGACTACGGCCCCGGCTACATCGAAGCCCGGTGCCTGGCCGACCTGCAGACCGCCGAATCCCTGAGCCAGGCGCTCACCGAGGGGGCGATGATCGCCGCTGAATCCAAGTACGTGGTACGCCCTGGCGGGGTCACTTCGATCAAGGACTTGGTGGCCTGCCGCAACGGCGGCTATGTGATCGGCCACCCAGACGATGTGAAGGAGCTGGGATCCGATGGCCGCAGGGGGCAGGGCCTGGTGGTGGCGGAAGCCCGCCTGCAGCGGGTGGAGGCCGCATTGAAGCGGGCTTTCATGATGTCGAACGTCCGAGACTCGGAGCGGACCACCGCCGAGGAAATCCGGATGGTGGCGCAGCAGATGGACGAGGGGCAAGTCGGGATCTACAGCATCCTCACGACTGAGTTCCAGAACCCCTACATCACCCGCAAGCTGCACGTCCTGACCCGCCAGGGAAAGGTCCAGCTGCCCAAGGATCTGGTGAAGCCGGTGGTATCGGTTGGCCTGGCTGCCGTTGGCCGTGGCAACGACCTCGACAAGACGATGCGCTGGATCCAGGGCCTCGATGCACTGGCCAACATCGTGGGTCCCGCGGAGGTTGCCGCCCGCGTCGATGTGAGCGCTGCCATCACCAGGCTCAGTAACGGGCTGGGCCTCGAAGCGATCGACCTGGTGCGCACGGAGGAGAAGGTCAACCAAATCAAGGCGCAGCAGGCGCAGGCGGCGCAGCAGGAACAGCTGATGCGATCCTCCATGGCGGACCCGGCAAAGCTGGCCACCGCTGCGGCCACCGCCCAGCAGATGCAGGGCGAACCGCCGCCCACTCAACAACCCACTGAACCATGAGCACCACCACCGAACAGCTCCTCAGCCTGGTGCGCCCAGGCGAGGAGGGTCGCCTCGTCGCTGCACTGGACGAGCTTGAAGCGGAAGGCAGCCAGCCGTCCGGCGAGGAATGGGATATGTCCCACCCCCTCGATCGGATGCTGGCGGCCGAGGAGCGGGCCGAGCGCAAGCAGGCCACGCCCCCCCGGCGGCCCACTGCCCCCGCGCCAGCCGAGGGCGAGGACGCCGACGACCCGCTGGCCGATCTGCTCAGCCCGGCCGAGGACGACACCACCACCGACGACGACCAGGCCGCCGACGACGACATCCCGGAGGAATACCGGGGCAAGTCGCTCAAGGAGGTCATCGCCCTGGCAGAGGGCAAGGCCAAGGCGCCCGCCACCGGGAACACGCTTCCCCCAGAGGCCTACACCCCCGAGCTGGGCAAGGCGCTGTACGGCGAGGCGCTGACCGGTCTGTTCACCGCCGCCGAGGTGAACCCCCTGCAGCTCGATGCAACCCTGCGTGCCGGGGGCGACGTGAGCGAAGCAGTGGAGTCGCTGGCCACCAAGGCTGGCCTGCCTAGGGCCGTGGTGCAGACCTATCTCGATGGGGTCAAGGCCAGCTCGCCGGCTGCCGCCCCCCAGCTGAGCGCAGAGGATGGCGCGGCGATCCGGCAATCGGTCGGAGGCGATGAGAAGTTCCGGGCGCTGAGCGGCTGGGCCCTTGCCAACCTGAGCGAGGGGGAGCTGGCTGGCTACAACGCAGCCATCGACTCCGGCAACAAGGAGCTGGCCGCCTTCGCGGTGAAGGCGATCCAGGCGCGGGCGGCTGCCGGTAGCAATCCACGGCAGCGCAGCGAGCCGCAGCTGGCCAGGGGCGGACGGAGCCAGGGCACAATGCGCTTCACCTCGATCGAGCAACAGAACGCGGCCGTCGATCGGCGCAACGCCCAGGGCGACCGACTGATGCACGTCGATCCCGCCTATGCCAAGCGCGTCAGGGCGGCCATCGCCAACTCGCCAGATTGGGCATGAAGGTGTAACCTCAGCGCAGCAACTGCTACACCTGTGTAGTGCTGGCCTCCCTGCGGGAGAGGCCCGCACACCGTCCACCGGTCAAGTCAGTTGCTGCAGCTACAGCCTCATTGCATCGTTTGGCCCCTCAAGGGGGGATTGCTAAACACAGGTTGCAAGAAGCCACGGGCAAACAACCCAAACGCTTTTTGCAACCATGGCAGTAAACAATGCCTTGCTGGCCCGGCTTGGCCAGATTCGCGGGGCTGGCGATGTTGAGGCTATTTTCCAGAAACTCGGACAATCCGAGATTCTGAACGCGATGAAACGCGAGTGCGTCTTCACCAGATTCGTGAAGACCCGGAACATCAAGGGAGGCAAGTCGTTTGACTTCCAAGTTACTGGTCGCGCCGCCGCCTCCTACATGACCCCTGGCGTGCCGCTACTGGGTGGCCTGGCCGGCAACTCCCCCAGCGATAGCAACGTCCGGAACATTGCTGTCGATGGTCTCATGGTCGCCGACCAAGTGATCGCCGACCTTGATCAGCTGATGAGCTACGCCGATGTGGCATCCGAGTACTTCGAGCAACTGGGCATCGCCCTGTCCTGGGAGACCGACAGGCGCATCGCTCGCATCCTCTTTGCCGCAGCCAACAGCACCGTCGAGCCCTTGGCCCGAACGATCAACACTGGCCGGACCGGCTTCAAAAGGACCCTGACGGCTGGCTATGCCGCCGCATCAAAGCAGGCCAAAGGCGATGAGCTGGCATCCGCCATCGGTGACGTCAAGGTTGCCATGAGGAAAAAGGACGTACCCACTGCCGGCCTGGTCTGCGTGGTGCCGCCCGATGAATACGATTTCCTCAATGAGGGGACCCGTGTCATCAACACGGACTTCAACGGCGGGCAGAGTAACGGCGCCATCGCCAGTGGCGCGGTTGGCCGGGTGAAAGGAATCCCTATTTACGAATCCAACCACCTGATCCAGCCCGCTTACACGCTGAACCCGCTTGACAAGAACCCTGATTATGCCCAGGACCTGACCAAGTGCCGGGCCTTGATCTTCAACAGGGAAGCCGTGGGCATGCTTACCTTGCGGGCCCCTAGGTTCCAGATGACGACTGCGGACAGCACCTTCAACATCCAATACCAGGCCACCCTTGGCGTGGCCTCGCAGTCGATCGGCATCGGCCGGCTGCGGGATGAATGCGCTGCCTGCATCGTGATCCCCTAAGGTTTGGCCTGACGGAGCGACTTGGCCCTCGGTTTGCCGGGGGCCTTTTTCATGGCAGCCGATAGCATGTGCTCTGCACCGCTGGATCGCTCATGGGCCTGGCCAACCAGTCAGCGACGCCAGGCCGCACCACCCTGCTGGATGCCGTCAACATCCTGCTGGCCGTGATCGGCGAGGCCCCGGTCAACAGCCTCGACGACCCGGTGATGGCGGAATCCAGCATCGCCGAGCGCACCCTGCTGGAGTTCCACAAGCAGGAGCAGACCCGCGGCTGGAGCTGGAACAGCGAGCAGGACTACCCCTTCGCCGTGGCCACGGACGGCACCATCACCGTGCCATCGAACCTCACCCGCTTTGCCCCCGACCCATTCCAGTGGGACGGGCGCTTCATCCTCCGGGGCCAACGGGTCTACGACCGGGTGAACCGCACCTACGTGCTGACGGGTGCCGCCGTCACGCAGCTCACCGCCGACGTGGTGTGGACGCTGCCGTGGGATGACTGCCCGGAGGTGTTCAATCGGTACATCAGCATCCTGGGCGCCAGGGCCTTTGCCAATCGATTCCTGGGGTCCGACTCGATCGAGGGCTACACCCAGCAGGACCTGCTGATGGCCAGGACCGAGCTGGACCGGAACGAGCTGCAGCAGCTCCAGCCCAACAGCCTGAGCGGGCAGCGTGGGGTGCTGCCGTTCGGCACCTTCAACCCTGCTGCTGGGTTAGCGGGTCGCGGCTATCCAGGTTTGTTCTTCTAATGGCTGAACTCTTCACCTCCACGGTTCCGAACCTGATCCAGGGGGTCAGCCAGCAACCGGACGCGCAGCGGGATCCCACCCAGGCGGAGCTACAGATCAACGCGGTCAGCAGCAGCGCCGAGGGCCTACGCAAGCGGGATCCCACGCAGACCCTGGCCAGGGTGAGCTCCACCAGCCTGGGCGATGTGTTCGTTCACGCGATCCTGCGCGACCGCAGCGAGCGGTATCTGGCGGTGATCAGCAGCAGCAGCGTGAAGGTGTTCGATCTCGACGGCGTGGCGCAGACCGTCAGCGCCCCCAGCGGCTACGGCTACCTCTCCGGTGTGACGGACGCCAAGCGGCAGATCCGGTGCGGCACCGTGGCCGATTACACCTTCGTGGCCAGCTCACTGAAGGTGGTGGCGATGGACGCGGCGGTGGCCCCCGCTGTGGCCAGGCCGGCGGCCAATGAAGCCCTGGTGTGGGTGAAGGCCGCCAATTACGGCCAGTCCTACCGGGTGAACGTGAACGGCACCTTGGCCACGGTGACGACGACGACGACGGCCGGCACGGCGATCAGCACGGCAGACATCGCCGAACAGATCAAGACGGCCCTGGCCGGCGTGGCTGGTGTCTCGATCGCCCGAGCCGGATCGGTGCTGCACCTCACCAGCGCGAGCACAATCACGATCAGCGCCACCGATGCCCGGGCCAACGCGGACATCACCGCGATCACCAATTCGGTGCAGTCGTTCACCAGTCTTCCGGCGATTGCACCCCAGGGCTACCAGGTGGAGGTGACGGGCGACCCGACCAACAACTTCGACGGCTACTACCTGAAGTTCGCGCCCCGCTCTGGCGCCGGCACCTTCGGCGAGGGCGCCTGGGAGGAGACCGTGGCGCCGGGGACTCGGTACAAGCTGGATCCCGCCACCATGCCGCAGGTGCTGGTGCGGCTGCCGGCGGGAACGTGGTACTTCGGGCCCCTCAACGGTGCGGCGTTGACGGGCCTGACGCTTCCGACGTGGGGGCAGCGGACAGCCGGCGACAGCGAATCGGCCCCGGACCCGAGCTTCGTTGACCAAACGGTGAACGACATCTTCGTGCATCGCGGGCGACTGGGGATCCTGGCGGACGAGAAGCGAATCTTCAGCAGAGCGAAGGACTTCTTCTCGTTCTTCCCGGAGACCGTGACAACGGTTCTGGATTCGGACCCGATCGATAAGACCGCCAGCAGCTCGAAGGTGAGTGTGCTGCGGTATGCGGTGCCGTTCCAGGGGGAGATGCTGCTATTCAGCGATGATTATCAATTCAGATCCTATGCGACTGATGCCGCGCTAACGCCAGCAACGGATGCGATTACGATCCTGACAAGCTATGAAATTGACACAGGGGTGCGGCCAATCCAGATGGGCGGGTCGGTTGTGTTCTGCCAGTCCAACGGCGACTGGAGCCAGCTGCGGCAGTTCTCCGTGCGCGGCGCCGGCACTGCGCTGGTGGGCGACGCTGACAGCATTACTGATCACGTAAGCAGCTACATCCCGTCTGGGATTTTTCAGCTTGCGGCAAACGATACCGGCAATTCGCTGTACTGCATCAGCAGCAAGGCCGGCTACACGAACAGGATCTACACCTACAAGTTCCTGTACCGCAACAGTGGCAGCGGGGTAGAGCGTGCCCAGTCCAGCTGGGGCCACTGGGAGCTGCCTGGTGCTGACGGCATCCTGTCGATCGTGGCGATCCAGGAAACGCTCTACCTCCTGGTCCAGCGCGGGCCGGAGGTGTTCCTGGAGAAGATGCCGGTGCTCGATCGGCAGTCGATCGCCGCGGCGCCGTACCCGCTGCTGCTTGATCGCTGGGTGAGCACCACCACCGCCAGCCCGGCCGCCGTGCGGGTGCCAGCCGGCACCTACAACGCCGTGACGAAGGTGACGACCTGGACCCTTCCGTTCACCATCAGAGCCGCGACCCAGGCATGGTCCGCCTACCAGCCGGGCTACCAGGGCGGGGTGCTGCTGGGAGCTGCCAGCAGCGGCAACACGATCACGGCCCGCGGCGACTGGTCGGCAGCGCAGGTTTGGTTCGGAGAGCTCTACCCGTTCCGTTACCGGCCCTCGCGGTTCAAGGCGATGCGGACCCAGGGCGGCGGGCAGGTGGCCAGCAACACGCTGCGGGCGCAGATCCGCCAGGCCCGGCTGAGATACCACGAAACCGGCTATTTCCAGGTGCGGGTCACGCCCACCGGCAACCGCGACGAGGCCGTTTACACCTTCCCGGGCAGCACGGTGGGCCTGCTGCAGGGTGTGGATCAGGGCCAGGAGGGGGTGTTCCGCATCCCAATGTTCGGCCGGGGGGAGAACATCACGGTCACGATCGAAAACGACACCGCGCACCCATGCAAATTCTCGAGCATGGAATGGACCGGGCTGATTACCGGCAAGGGCCGGGCGGTGCAGCAATGAGATGGGCCATGGCCACCAGCGATGTGGTGGACTTCATCGGCCACAACCTGCGGGAAGCGGACCGCCGCGAGGTGTGGCTGAGCGATCGCCTGAGCCCCCTCGAAGCCGTGCGGCAGAGCTGGCAGGCCAGTCTCGACCACGAATGCCATGCCGTGATTGACGACGGCGGCGTGCCAGTGGCGCTGTGCGGGGTCTGCGAAGGCGGCGTGATCTGGCTGCTTTGCACTGATGGACTTCTGGCCACTGCTGCCAACCGGCGGCAGTTCATCCGGGAGGGGCAGGGCTGGGTAGGCCGCTGCCTCCAGCGCTATGGTCCGCTCAGTAACTGGGTTTTTGCCAAAAACATGGGCTCGATTCGGTGGTTGAAATCGTTGGGGTTCACGGTTCACCCGCCGGCCCAGTTCGGCCCCAGCTGCGCTCTGTTCTGCAGGTTTGAAGGGGTGCCGAAGTGATCATCGATCCGATCAGCGCAGGCGTTGCGGGTGTCAGCACGGCGCTGAACCTGTTCGGGGCCGGGCAGCAAAGCGCGGCCGCAAAGCAGGACTACCTGAATCAGAGCGCCTTCCAGCAGGCGACCAATCGGTTCGCGCAGTGGCAAGCCGATCAGAACCAGCGCTTCAGCGATGCGAATGCCCGGTATCAGTTCTGGGGGCAGCAGGTGCAGTACCAGCAGCAGCTGGGCTATGTGCATCAGCTGCAGAGCTTCGAGCTGGCGAAGCAGATCAACCAGGCCAACCTGGTGCGCGACAACCGGGCCGCCGCCGGCGCGGAGTTCATCGGCAACTCGCAGGCGGCATCGGATCGCCTGCAGGAGGTGTCGATGCAGGCGGCGGTGGCCCAGCAGCAGTACGGCTGGCGGACGCTGCAGGCCAGGGCCTCGGTGCAGGCCATGGATGCCGAGGGCCTGTCCGTCGATCAACTGATCAACAACTATGCCAAGCAGGCCGGCGACTACAACACGATCGCCCGGATCAACGAGGGCCTGCAGCGCAACCAGTTCAACCGGGAACAGACCGCCCTGGTGGGCCGGTATCTGAGCGAGTGGAACAGCCAGCAGTTTTACACGCCAACGGTCTACATCGAGCCGATGGAGCCGTTTGCGCCTATGCCGGCGCTGATGCAGCCGGCGGCCCCGTCGATGACCGGCCCTAGGCCCGGCGGCGGCCCGGCGGCGCTGCGGATCGGGTCGGCCCTGCTGGGTGGTGTGGGCACCTACATGAACAGCGCGGCCGGGATGAAGAAGGCCGCTGAGCCCAAGGGCAACTGATGGAAACGAATCTCCCCCTGGGTCAGGTCAACCCGGAAGCCCGGCCGGTGCAGGCCTTCATCCAGCCGGCGCAGATCCAGGCGGGCGCCATTGCGGGGCCGCCGGCCCTGCCCCAGCTGCAGGGGATCACCACGCTTCGAGGCCCGGACCAGGCCAGCTACGGCGGCGTCAACCGATTCCAGGAGCTGGCGCAAGCGCTGGCGCCATTCAACGCCAACATCACCAGCGTGCTGCAGGGCGCGGGGGAAGCTGCCGCCGGCTGGGCATCGCGGCAGGGGGAGGCGCAGGTCTTCGCCAAGAACATGGCGCTGCGGGCCCTCAGCCAGGCGGATGCGACCAACGAGGCGGGCGCCTTCGATTACGCCAAGGCCAACCGCGAACTGGGCAAACGCGACCCGGAAGGCGGCATCCTGATGAACCTGCTGAACCCCTACCGGGAGCAGGGGGTGCAGCGGGGGCTGGCGAAGCTGGCCGGTGCCGAGGCCGAGGCGGGGATGCTGGGCGCCTACGAGGAGATGGGCCCAGCCATGTTCCTCTCGCCCGACAAGGGGCAGGGGGCCCTGGCGCAGCTGAAGGCGGGCTACATCAAGCAGCTCACCGAGAAGTTTGGACTGGACATCACATCGCCGGGCTTCCTGAATTACGCCCTGCCGAAGATCACGGCGGCCGAGGAGAAGGTCGACAACCGGGCCCGCGAGGACCGGGTGAAGTTCCTCGACAGCACCCTGCCGGGGGTGGCCGCCGGGCAGATCCGCAGCCTGGTCATGGATGTGCAGCGGCAGGCGCTGAGCAAGGCACCCCAGATCACGATCGGCAGCCCAGGGGTGATGCTCGACCGGAAAAGCCCCACCTTCAACGAGGACGCACAGGCCGAGGTGATGACCCAGGCGGCCAAGATCCTGGCCTACCACTCCGGCCTGATGGGGAACGGCGGGCAGCCGCTGAAGCTGGCGGAAACGGTCTACAAAGCACTGCGAACTGAAGCGGCCTATGGGCAAGATCCGGTGTTCAAGAACATTGTGGACCGGATTAAGGCGGGGCCCACGTACTGGGATCCGGTGGCCAAGCGAGCGGTGCAGCAGACGCTGGCGCAGATGTTCCCCGAGGCATCGATCGACATCGAGATGAAGTACGGCTATGCGAGGCAGAAGCAGTTGGAGGAGCAGGGGGTCCAGAACTTCTCGGACATGCTGATCAACGGCGCCCCGGCCGCCGGCAACCTGCCAGCCTTGGGGGGCATCTACCAGCCCGGCAACGAAGGCCCCCTCGACCAGGCCGCCATGGTGCAGCGGGCCGACCAGATCCTGGCGCGGTTCCGGCAGGAGAACCCGGGCGCCCCCGTGGCGCCGCTGCTCAAGGCGATCAATGACCAGCTGGGTCTCCAGATCGACATCAAGGGGAAGAGCTATGCCCCGGATGCCGGCGAGGAGGTGCTGGCCCAGGCCCGCGACAGCTGGGGCGCCGACTTCAACCCGGCGGCCCTGCGGCGGGAGCTGGCGGCGATGCGCGGGCAGATCAACCCGGCAAAGTTCGGGGAGACGGCATCGAAGCTCGAATCGATCATCCGCAGCAAGGATTCCAAGGCCAGCACCCTCGCTTCTGCTGAGGTGAACCGGGCGGTGGAAGCGGCCAAGGATGCGGGCCTGGCCGCCAACTACGGGGCCGACTACAAGGAGCTTCAGCGGGCCGGCAGCGCCAACGCCAGGACCGAGCGGGCCGCCAACGTGGCCGAGTCGGTCCGGCGGTTCAACGCGGCCATGTACCCGGCGGTGAATAGCGCTGTCGCTGCAGCCGCTGCGAAGAAAGGGGGGCCGCTGGACCCTGGCGAGACCTACGAGGTGGCGAGCCGTGCCGCCGCAGAGTTCGCAGCCAAGAACCAGGCGGCATTCAATCGCCTGTTTCCCGGCGGGCGCGTCTCCGGTGCGCCCTCGTTGCCAGGGCTCAACGCGATGGCGCCGGATCCCAACGCACCCAAGCCCAGCGGCAAGCCAGCAGGGCCTCCCGCGCCGCCGACCTTCGACACCAGGCAGCTCGACACGATGCCCAACCGGCAGCAGCGGCTGCGGAACTACCAGAACGAGTCGATCCTGAGCAAGGAGGCGATCGGCCGCGAGCTTGTGAACGCCGCGAACGGTGGCGGCTTCTCCCCCCAGATCAGGCGTGCCGCCGCGGATGCGCTGGCACCATCGCCAGCCGAGTTCCTGCGGATCCAGGCGGCCCGCTACGGGATCAACGTGCCACCGGAAGCGAAGAAGCGCCTAGAGGACCAGAGCAGCGCCATCACGACACCGCAGCGCTATCTGACTTCAATGGCCTCGCAGGGGCAGTCAGCGCTGGGCAGCTTCGGCCGCTGGGCGATGGATGCCGCCACGGGGGCAAGGCCAGCATCGGCCGCCGAGTGGCCATCGTTTGGGGCCCGCGGCGCGACACCCGGCCAGTTCACGATCTCGATGCGTGCCCGTGGTGGCGGAGGCCCTGTCATGGGAGGGGGCAACTGGGATAGCCGCCCCCTCCCCATGGGCGGCGGTGGCGGTGGCGGGTGGTCCGGCGACCACGGGGGCCTGGCCGCCCTGATCAGCAGCGGTGAAGGCGGCTTCAATTCCGTCAACTACGGCACCACTGGGTCGGGCCGACAGATCAAGCTCACCTCGATGTCGATCGGACAGGTTGAGCGGATGCAGTCCGCCGGGCAGGTTTTCGCCGTCGGATTCGCTCAGTGGATACCGGGGAACCTCACGAAGGCGCGGATGGCGGCCGGGCTGCCCCCTGGCGCCCCGATGAGCCCCGCCAACCAACAGAAGATGTTCTGGGCCTACGTGCTCAACAGCGACAAGCGGCCGGCGCTCCGCGATTACCTGGCAGGACGCAGCAACAACCTCAACGCCGCCCATCGCGCACTGGCCGATGAGTGGGCCGCGGTGCAGGGCCCCAGCGGTCGCGGCAGTTACGACGGCGACAGCGCCGGGAACATGGCGTCACTTGGCGCCGCGAAGATCCGGCAGGCGCTGATCAGGGCCCGCCAATCCATCACGAGGAGACCCTGATGCCACAAACACTCGTCGAGAAGAATGGCCGCTGGCAGCTGGTCGGCGACGACCACTCGCAGGATCACACCCCGCCGCCGCCGACCCCCGGCCCTAAGCCGAAGGCCAAGCCAAAAGCCAAGGCCGCGCAGAAACCGTGGTGGCATCCGATCCTGAATGAACTGCGGTATGCCGGGAAGCAGATCAGCAGCCTCCAGGCAACGCAAACGCCGGGGACGGCCCAGCGCGTGAGCCCGTGGCTGGCCGGGGTCCAAGACCCCGTGGCCAACCTGATCCTCAGGGCTTCCCCCGTGGCGCGGCAGCTGGGGGCTTCAGGTGTCTACGGCGCCATCCAGACGGCAGGGGAAGGGGTGATCTCCCTGGGCCAGAAGATCCTGGCTCCCGGCAGATACGCCGATCCCCGCCGCTCCCCGCCGGGCCGTGCGCTGAATGCCTTCACCAGGGCCGGCTACCGGGCCCTCGGAGCCAAGCAACCGGAGGATCTGACCGAGGGCCAGCGCGGTGTGATCGACAACACGGGCCGCATGGCTGGGATCGAGATCGGCACCCTGCCGGTTGGCGGAGCTGTCGGGAGCCGCCTCGCCACTGGCGGCACGGGCTGGGCCGCCAGGGGTCTGCGCTGGGGCACCGCGCTGGGTGTGCAGCAAGGGCTGAGCGCCCTGCTGCAGGACTCGACCCAGGGCAACATGAGCAACATGGTGGAGGCCTTCACCGGCATCCAAGGCGTCCCGCTGGCGGTGGACCCGACCAAGGACGACCGGGTGACGGCGGCCGTCAAGAGCCTGATCCCCAACATCGTCGGCGGCGAGCTGCTGGGCCTGGCCGGATCGGCTGGTGCCAGGGCCGTGGGCAAAGGCTTTGGCAACATCCGCCGATACCAGCGGGCGGCCGGCGCCAACACCGCCCACACCACCGCCGGGGAGAAGCTGAAGGCCAGGGGCCTGGTGGAGGACATCGAGGGGCAGCAGCGCTTCACCGAGCAGGCGCTGGAGAAGCCGGCCCCGGTCCCGGTCCCGCAGACCCCCGACCAAGCCCGCGATGCAGTGCTGGCCCGCTGGGGTCGTGGTGGGCAGCAGCCGGGCACCACCCCCGTGGAGCCGAAGCCCGTTGCGGCAACTGCGGCCGATGCCGCGCCGGTCGCTCCAGAGGCCGTTCCGGTCACCACCCCCGTGGAGGCACCAGCACCCGCGGCGGCAACTGGTAAGGATCCCTTACAGGTTGCCGCCGAGCCGCCCGCGGCAGCGGCGGCCGAGATGGATCCCCTGCCTGATCCGTGGTCCTACGACCCTGCCCTGCCAGAAGTGGCGGATGCTCAGAAGCTGGTCAGCCAGCTGGACCCGGCCGAGCTCCATGCGCTGGCGACCGTCGGCGCCGATGGTGGCCCGGTGCTCCAGCAGATCGAGGAGGTCATCGCCTCCCGGCCGATGCCGCAACCACGGGAGGAGATCAGCGAGGCCTGGGCCGGCATTCCCACCGATCGGCTCAGCGACATCTACCTGAATGGCGCTGGCGACCTGCAGCCGTGGTCGGCGCAGCTCGACAGGCTTCCGGCCACCACCCTGGAGGAGCTGTCACACCCGGACGCCAGCCCCGCCCTGGCGCAGCGGATCAGCGACGACACCGGCAAGGAGTGGCCCTTCTCCCGCGAGGAGGTGATCAACGGGATACAGGCCCTGTCCGCTGATGGCACCACGATCGTGCCGAACCGGCTGCGGGGTGACATCCGCACAATGCGAACCGAGGACATCTACGCGGCGCCTAAGGAGCTCCAGTACAAGGAAGGCGTCAACGCCCAAGGCGAGCAGATGGGCCAGTCGCTGGGCGGCGTTGAGCGGTGGGACCCCAACGCTGAGGGGGTCCTGAAGGTGTTTCCGGATTCCCGCGACGGGAAAACCAAGGCGGTGGACGGTCACAATCGCCTGGCCCTGGCCAAGCGGCTGGGCATCCCATCGCTGCGGGTGGAGGAAGTGAACGCCACCACCCCCGCGGGAGCACGGGCGGCCGGGGCGATCAGCAACATCAGCGCAGGCAACGGCACCCCGTTCGATGCGGCGAAGTTCATCCGATCCACCGGGCTGACCGATCAGGCGCAGCTGCAAGCCGCCGGCATCCCCCTCGACAAGGGCTGGGGGCGGCAGGGCCTGGCCCTGAGCCGACTGCCGGATGACATCTTCCAGCAGGCAATAAACGGCGAGCAGCGGCTGGGCCGCTTCGTGGCCCTGGGGGAATCTGGCCTGGATGAGCCGGGGATGCGCGGCGCCTATCAGGTGCTGAAGCAGCGGCCGAAGATGACCGAGGACACCTTCCGCGAGGTGCTGGACCAGGCCAAGCAGCAGGGCAACGTGGTGGCCCCGTCGGCGCAGGGCGGCCTGTTCGGCGATGAAGTGCTGAACCCGATGCTGCAGCGGGCCGAGCTGGTCGCCGATGTCCGGTCGGGCCTGGCCAAGGACCGACGCCTGTTCGGGTTCGCCACCCGGAACGCCGATGCCCTGAGCGAGGCCGGCGCCACCACGATCGACACGGCCGCCGCCGGCCAGCGGGTGGCCGATGCGCAACAGGCCCTGGGCCTGTTCGACACCCTCAAGAACCAATCCGGCCCCGTGGGGGAGCTGCTGAGCCAGGGAGCCGAGCGGATCGCGCAGGGCGAGAACGCTTCGATCGTGGCCAAGCAGATCCAACGGGAGATCGGCGACAGCATCGAGCGGGAACTGGCCAGCAGTGGCATGAAGGCCACCCCACAGGAGCTGGCCCCTCCGCCGCCGGCGCCGCCACCGATCCCCGAACCCGATCGGGCAACGCTGGAGGCCCATGCCATTCAGCGGGCGATCGCCAACGGCGAGGTCCGGCCCACCGAGATGCAGCCGCTGGAGCTCCCCCCGGCCCCATCGGCGGACATCAGGGCGGTGCAGCGGGAGCTGGCCGCCATGGACCCCACCCTGCCGCTGGAGGACCAGCTGCCGAACATGCCCGCCACCCGGCAGGCAGCGGCCGATGAGCTGCGGCTGGCCGCGGAGTACGCCCGACAGGATGCCGAGATCGCCTGGGCAGCGGAGAAGGCGGCACGGGAGGCCGAGGGCTACGACCTGCTCTCGCTGCAGGAGAAGAAGGCGCAGGGGCTGGG